CTTCTATCCAATCAACAAATGAATTAAGGTCATCAAATACGATGGCCTTTTTCTTTATATCGCGATAGGTAAACTTTTTAAGTTCTTTCTCGGTCTCTATACCATACCCTGTACGAACTAACACAGGCTTTGCACCTATTTTTATTGCAGCTTTGAGATCGGTTATTTTGTCGCCTACGTAAAATCCTTTAGAGAATTTTATATGGGGATATTCTCTTTCACAGAGTTTAAACATACCTATATTAGGCTTTGCCCACTCGTCAGTTTTTCTACTACTTGCACTATAATAGATAGCATCGATACTAGGACATCCTGCATTGCCTAACAAATCGAGCATGTGTTGATGTAACATTTCAACATCTCTTTCTGTAAATTGTCCTTTTTCGATGCCACCTTGATTTGTAATAATTGCTATCTTATGTCCTAATTGCCGTAGTCGACTAACTGCTTCTAAACTATTTTCAATAGGAACAAAGTCTTCAATTTTCCACGTATAAGTTCCTCGATCGATATTTAATACGCCGTCTCTATCTAAACCAATTACACATCTAGGAGCAATATATTCAGACTTTTGCACAGGATCATATTGCGGTTTAGAATGAGTGTATTCATTATTTGTAGGGTTTCCCCATTGATAGACACTAGACATCTTTAATTGTTTCTGCTCTTTGACTATCGCCGGGCGCAACTCGATAATTGTCCTCTACACTGTCTGCTGTACTAACTTCAGTAATACTTGAACCAGCTTGTAAACAAATTAATCTATGCGGTTGTAATGGCGGATTATGCCATACATCGCCTTCCTTTAGTTCGTTTTCATAAAGTACAGCAGTTTTAGTATCAATCCATTGTACTTTAAATTTACCAGTATTAACAAACCAAGTTTCATCTTTTTCGCGATGAAAATGCATACTAAATTGTGCGCCTTCTTTTTCAAAGAACATAATCTTCCCACAATATTTGTCATTCGATGCCCAAATTAATTCGTAGCCCCATCCTTTAGGTACAACTCCGTTTAGTCTAGTTGGTTCATTTTCCATTAATATAATCCTCTATGTTTAACCACTGCATATCTACTACACTATTTAAATTAGTTAAATCTGCACAAGTGTATTTTTGGTATTGTGACTTTATATTTTCTGGCATTGGTATGTATTCAATGCCACCTCCGTGTTTGTTAACAATAGATTGCGCTACTGTTTCAAAACTTACTGGACGCCCTGTGCCTACATTAAAGATGCCCGATTGATCTACATCAAACATTTTTTCATGTAGTCTACATATATCGTCTACACATACAAAATCTCTAAGATAGTTATTACTATCTTCAAATAACTTAATTACACCGTTGTCCTTAGCTTGATATGCAAATTTAGTATACGGACTTGCTTGATCACCTTTGTGTTCTTCTCCTTCGCCGTATACATTAAAATATCTAAACCCTTGTATTTTAATTTGAAATTCGTTTATGTATTGATTTATAAATCTGTCAAACATATACTTTGACCATGCATATGGACTTTGTGGAAGTAATGGACCATCTTCAGTAAAATGCTCTGTAGGCCCATACACACTTGCACTAGATGCATATTGAAAATTAGTACCAAAGTTTTCGCATATTTGTGCCAACCTAACACTAAACTCAAAATTCTGTTCTAATATTTGATTCACATCTGTATATGTAGTTGAACTAATAGCACCCAAGTGTATACACCAATCGTATCCTTCAGTATGCGGAAGCACACCTGGCTCCCATTCCCAGCCTTCTACTTCGTGTCCTTGTTGTTGCAAATAGCTTGCAACATTCTTGCCAATAAATCCTTCGTTTCCTGTAACTAATACTTTCATTTGCTTGCCTCTATAATGCTTGTTGTTGAATAACCTTCTACAGTTTGTACTAAATGTACATCAGTTAAGTCATGTCCTACAACTTGTTCTATTGTATAATCACCGCCTTTTACAATTACATGCGGCTTTAATTTTTTAATTAATTCGTATGGAGTATCTTCGTCAAATACAATTACTTCGTCTACCCACGGCAGTATTTCTAATTGACTAATACGTTTTATTTGATTGTTGATAGGCCGTCTTTCGCCTTTAAGACGTTTGACACTTGCATCGCTATTAATACCTACAATTAGTTTCTCCCCAAGTGTTTTTGCTTCTGCTAAGAGCTCAAAATGACCCTTGTGTAGTATATCAAACACTCCGTTAGTAAATACTATACAATCTTCTAAATCGCTTACAGTAAGCGTGTATGTGCCTACATGCGTAACAGCTTCAGTAGAACCTTTTACTGCTAGTTGTAAACATTTTTCATAAGTGTATTCTTTTGTAAGAGCATATACAAATGCTGCTAAAAAACAATCGCCCGCACCAGTAACATCGCTGACCTCAACTTGATCTACAGGAATAATATATTCAATGTTGTCGATAGTAGCATTTACATTGCCGCCTGCGTTGGTTGTAATAATATTACCTTGCCAATCGTTAAATCCAAACTTAGTAAATTCGCTGTTGTTAGGTTTTATTAACCATGCGCCCTTATACTGATTTGCATGTTCTTTAGGATCTACAATAATCTTACAATTAAATTTATTAATGTGTTCGATAATTTTAAGAGATTCGTCAAGTACGCCTTTGTTGTAATCACTTAGTATTACATAATCCCATTGAGAAAAATCACTGCGTAATACATTAGCTAATACTGCGGCACTGTTTGCATGTTTATCATCGTCAATGCGTGTGACATAATGTCCGTCACAAATCACTCGAGTTTTAATACTACTAGGTTGTTCAGTTTGAAGTAGTGTTACATCAACACCTAAGCTTTTTAAATTTTCGTAAACAAGCCCGGCACCGCCTAATGTTTCAACTTCACGTTGGTATTTAACTACAGGCACAGGTGCTTCGGGACTTAAACGGTCTGAAGTGCCATAGATATATTTGTCGATTATTACATCGCCGAAAACTAATACTTTCATCTTTATATTATACTATCTTTTAGGTTATTTGTCAAGTAAATTAATTGTTTGAAAAACAGTATCTAACTTAGTTAGATTAACTTTACTTTGAAGTGTATTGCGTAATCCGTGATGCAGAGGCTTTGGCCATTTAGTAAAACTACACCATGCATATCCATCATGCTCTATATTAAGTTGAGGAATAAATTCACTAGAAACTACACACAGGTATGTATGGAAGTAAAATCTACTATCAGGTGAAATAAAACTTTCTAAAGGAAGTGTCTTTTTAATTTCAGGAATAAAGCCAATTTCTTCCTCAATTTCTCGTTGTAATCCTTCCCAAGGTGTTTCGGTGCCTTCATTAGTGCCACCGACAAGACCCCACAAATTATTACGCTTGCCTTGAGCACGGTGGAGAAATAAAAATCTATTTGTATCTAGCGTGTAAAACAGGGCACCGCTGCAAGTAATCATATTGTTCATACATATAATTAGCCTCCGAGATTGATTCTCCATGACCCAACTGGATAATCACCGTCAACTGATTTTAGCCATTCATTATTACTAAATCTATATTGTACACTTGTATTTAGATTTGTAGTATACGTAACGTCAGTTGTACCGTTTGCATCAAATACAATATTCCATTTAGAACCATCCCATTCTATAATGTCATTTGCACTTGCTACAATTCCACTGCCGTTTGCATTTTGCCAAGCAACTGGTATATTAGTTGCAGTACTATCGCCTAAGTTTTCCAGTAGTAATAATCTTAACCCGGATACTTTAATACTTGATGGGTTAAAACTAAGTGGATTAATAATGTAATCAATACTAGTCCGTCCATCTATTACAGTATCGCTTGGAAAACTATCAGTATCCCAATTTAATAATATTTTAGTTTCGTCAAATGGACTTAACGTAAATGTTCCTGTTACAGTACTATCGTTATCAGTACTTGTAAGGTATATACGACTAACATCAGCAGCATATATACCAGGAAGTGCTTCAAACACTTCTCTCCAATTTTTGTTGCCAACAATACCGTTTGAATATAATTGTATCGAATCAATATCTACATATACTCCGTACTTATTATAATTAACATTTGCCATTTGTTCTGCAACAAGCGAAGTAGCTTTATTACCAAATTTGTTGCTTGTTACACCTGCTCTTGCAACATCGTCATATTGATTTAATTGTGGAATAGTAACTCCGTCTTCAATTGTTCCGCGATCTTCATCGAACATACTTGTAATAATATTAGTAATAACTCCCATTTTACGCACTTTAGTAGGTGGACTAATATAAATTGGAACACTAAATGTAAGAGTAGAAATGTCAATTTCGCTGTCAACTCCAACTGGTACACTTCTATTCGACCATTGTACATTCTCTAAATTTACAACTGTAATGCTAGTCCAGTCAACAAAGTTATCTGTAGTTTGCATTTCTAAACTAGGATTAAATAACACAAGTATCTGTTCTAATATTTGTAACTTTTGATCTGTGTTTGATGTCCATATATCTGCGTTAATACGCATCATATACGGAGTTGGTATTAAACGTTCTACTGTATAATTTTTACCTTGAGTATTTAAGTATTCTTCATTTTCGTCATCATACGCACGTTCCCTAATATTAGTTTTGCGTGTGTATGTTGCGTCTGTTAGCCTATCCTTGTCTAATTCGAGACCAGTTAAATAAACAGCAATGCGAGGCGCACTAGGTAATTTGTTTTCGCTGTTTTCTCTAATGATATTTGCTACTTGTCGAGTTAGATCACCGTAAGTTACTGGCACATCCTTTTGCACACCCTTACCGTCTTGAACAGGAAAGTTTGCAAGTATTCTCATCATCTGAGTAATATATCTTCTTACTTGTCCGTCATAAAAATGCTGCATTAGTTATCCGCCGTAGGTTTCTTTGGTTTAAGTGCTTTAGAAAGACTTTGTCTTTCTTGAACTGTTTCGCCGCTAATTTGACTAGTTTTGGTATTATTAATAAAGCTAGACTTGTAAGTCTGTCTTTCAAGTGTATTGCTTAGTGACATTCTAATATCATCCTGTACTTTAACCCAACGTGTGCCGTCATAACGGAACATTCTATTTGGTAAAAAGTCTGTGCGTAAAAAATAATCTCCATCTACGTTATTTCTAGGAAATTGTATACCAAATCCAAACGGTGCACCATTGGGCGCACTATCACCTGTACCAACTAAGTAACCAGTATACCCTTCGCGTTCTGGTCTATTTGCTACTTCGTCTGCACTAATGTTAAGATTACTTGCATCAATATCAGTATCGTCTGCTGTTTGTAAATCAACACTGCCATCTTCGTTTGTACTTACTGTATAATAGTGACTAATGTCATACCCACTCTTAGGAGCATCAGCTTCTGCTTGTGCAACTACAGCATTGGAAATCTGCATTTCTTTTTCATAAGTTGAAAGCATATCGCGTAGCGTGTCATTACTACCTTCTTCTGCAGGCAAATCTAATATTTCGTTGTATTCTTGACCATCGTATATTTGTTTTAGTTTTAAGCGGTATAAGTGTGGATACCATGTATGGCTAAAACCTTCAGCAGCACGATTAACATCTTCTACGACATAAAAGCGTTTAAGTGCAACACTATAATCATTAAGAGCATATTCGTCTTTTAAGTGTGGTAACTCAATTACATCACCGCTCATAATTTTTCTACCTAATGTCTTAACACTTGAATTAATATGAATAGTTAACATCAGTGTGTCATTACTTAAAAATAACCCAAACTGTGATAAATCAAAGTCAATATCTTGCACATTATAAATGCCACGCATTGTATAAACATCAGGATCGTACTTTCTATCTCTATTTTCTAAAAATAGTAAGTCCTGTATGTTAGTTTCTTTTACAGCATCGTATGTTGGCTGGTCAGCAGTTCCTTCACCTTCAGCAGGATTTTCTGCTCCAAGAAATTTGTGGATATTAATATCTGTTCCGCCAATAGTAAACATTTCTTGGATCTGTTTGTCCAAGAAATAATAATCATTACCGCGTTCTGGTTTATATAAGCTGAGGCGTGGGATATCTATTCTCCTATTCGTTATACATATTTATGCTCAGGATAAATACTATTGGAGACTTTTAAATGACATTAGCGACACAAAAACAAGAAGTATACGATTATGTTAACACATTCCTCGGTGGAGGCATGGTTGATGTTGAACTTGATCCTATACATTATCAAACTGGTTTGAAAAAAGCATTAACACGTTATAGAATGCGTAGTGATCACGCTGTTGAAGAAAGCTATATGTTTTTAACAACTGTTGTAGATCAAAACGATTATGTATTACCAAATGAAATAATGGAAGTTCGTAAAATGTATCGTAGCAGTATCGGCTCACGTGCAGGCAGTGGTTCGAGTGGTAGTGTGTTTGAACCGTTTAATGCAGCGTACACAAATACATATTTGTTATCAGGATCAAAGCTTGGCGGATTAGCAACATATGATATGTTTGCACAACACCAAGAGCTAGTAGGTAGAATGTTTGGTAGCTTTATTGAGTTCAAATGGAACAATACGAGCAAAAAACTTACTCTTTTACAGCGTCCTAGGGCAGAAGAAGAACTATTGCTTTATTGCTATAATTACCGTCCTGATAGTGAAATATTAAGTGACTACCTTGCAAGTCAATGGATTAAAGACTATACACTTGCTAGTTGTAAATATATGCTAGGCGAAGCACGTTCGAAGTTTGCTACGATTGCAGGCCCACAAGGCGGATCAACACTTAACGGCGATACACTCAAAGCTGAAGCACAGGCTGAAATGGAAAAGCTAGAAGTTGAAGTTTCAATGGCTGTTCCAGGCGGCACAGGATACGGCTTTACAATCGGCTAATTCATTGAAATCATTGAAGAAAATAATCCAATGATTTCAATGACTTAAAAACACCCAAAGTTTACGCTAACATTTTACTACCAATGTAAATACAATTACAGTAGGGAGAGTCCAATGTGTTCACCGTTTGTAAGAAAAGAAGCCAACAGACTTTTTTGGTTAGTTAAAGGTCATCTAATCCCCATATCAGAGCCAGATCATATTGTAGAAGGTTACTATGAAAGTTATTTCAAACGTTTGTGGAATGATGAATCTGGATGCTTAGATCAGTATGAACGTGGATTTGAGCAAGCATGGAAAGCCCGTGAAGCAGAAGAGTATAATGAAGATATTGCAAAAGTAGCAGTACTTGGCGGACATTACGATTAATGGTTGACATCTCTTAACTTTTAGTTTATACTATATAAAAGTTAGGAGACTATTTTGGACAAGTTAAAATTATTAGTAATAGGCCACGGCCGGCATGGCAAAGATACTGTGTGTGAAATGCTTCGAGATATGTATAGATACACGTTCGAAAGCAGTTCAAAATTTTGTAGTAAACAATTTATTTACAATCAATTAAAGGTTAAGTATGGATATGCTAATGAGGAAGAGTGTTATGCTGACAGGCATAATCACAGAGCAGAATGGTATAATGCTATCTGCGATTATAATGTACCTGATGCAGCGACTCTAGGCAGAGAAATGTTTGCTGAATATGACATCTATTGTGGTCTACGCAACAAACGAGAATATTATGCTATGAAGAATACAGGTGTATTTGACAAAGTAATTTGGGTAGATAGATCAGATCACTTACCTCCTGAAGGTAACGATTCAATGAGTTTAGAACCTTGGATGGCTGATTATATTATTGATAATAATGGAACCCTTGGGGATCTAGCATTTAATGTAGGTCAACTTATTAATTACATTAATCCATACGACACAGCTCAGTGTTAAAAATCAGGACGTAAATCACCTTGCTTCCAGCGTATACCTTCTTTTTGAGTTATACGTTGGCAGTTAGCACATATAGTTTTAAGATTATTGGGCCGGCAGTTTTGTAGATCTCCATCTATATGGAACACATTAAACTGCTCATCATGATTTGATTTAAATCCGCATTTTTCACAAACACTTTTCTTTTCATAACCACGCTGTTTCCATAGCGGTATTCCGTGACCTGTTCCGTTACGTAAACAACGTTCGCATTTCTTTCTATAATACGTTTTACCATCCTTGCGGTAATTTATTGCCGCAGGACGCTCTCCGCAAGTGCATAAAGGTCTCATATTGTATTTAGTTCACCTTTTTGGTGCCTTTTTTATAGGTATTAGCTAGGTGTTTTGATGCCATTGTAATAAATACTGTATAGAGAAAACACTAATATTCAATAGGAGAATTAAAATGGCATTAGTATCACCAGGCGTAGAAGTCAATGTAATTGACGAATCATTCTACACTCCAGCAGGCGGTGGAACAGTACCTATGATTTTTGTTGCTACAGCTTCTAATAAAACTAGAAGTAGCGGAACAGGAATTGCAGCAGGTACTACCAAAGCAAATGCAGGCAAACCTTATTTAATCACTAGTCAAAGAGAGCTCGGCGAAACTTTTGGCGATGCACTATTTTACAGTGATGCAAACAATAATATGATCCACGGCGGAGAGCTTAACGAATACGGTCTTAATACAGCGTATTCGACTTTAGCTGTATCAAATCGTGCATATGTTGTTCGCGCAGATTTAGATTTAGCAGCACTTACAGCAAGTGCAACAGCACCAGGCGGCGAACCAGCAGACGATGCAGCATGGGTAGATACACAAGTTACTAATTTTGGTATACTTGAGTGGAATTCAGCAGCAGTTACAACAACTGGTGGTCAGTCATTTAGTTCAGTAGAAAGAACTGTAATTGTTCAAGCTACTGACATTGACAGTGGCACTGACGCACCAAAGCTATCAATTGGACAAATAGGCGACTATGCAATTGACGCAACTATTGCAGCAGGCGACACTGCACAGAAATTTAGAGCATTTTATAAAACTCCAGGACACAGCACATCAGCTGGTACTGCAGGCACATGGGTTAAAGTAGGTTCTACACAGTGGAGTGCAAGTTTTCCAGCAGTACGCGGAACAGCAACACCTGTTTCAATTGCTCAAGGCGACGAACTAACAATTAATAACTTAGTTGTTACTGCAACTGGCACAACACTTACACAACTTGCAGCTGATATTAACGCCCGTGGTATTTCAGGTGTTACAGCAGCAGTTGTTGATAGTGCAATAGAAATTTACTCAACTGGCGTAGCTGTTGAGATTGAAACTGGCGCAGGCGCACTAGTTGGCGATCCTGGCATTGAATCCGATGCTGGCGGTGCATTAGGTATTGTTACTAAAACATACGCAGCACCAAAAGTAACTATTGCTCCTCACACAAATGTTCCAGCATATAAAATTGCAGGCGCAGCTGAAGCACCAACTGGTTCACTTTGGATTAAAACAACTAAACCAAATGGCGGCGCAGACTTTAGTGTTAAAAAATATAGCACCGACACACAATTATGGGGAGCTGTAACTGCACCAATGTATGCAACACCAGAAGCTGCATTGTTTGGTTTAGATAAAGCAAACGGTGGCGCAAGTTTACTTGCAGGCGATCTTTATGTTAAAGCAAATATTGAAGAAGAAACTCCAACACTTGTAAACTTTACAGTATTTGAAAGAGCAGCATCGGGTGCAACTTCAGTAACTAGTGATAAAATTACTACACAGCTTACAGCAAACACATATGCATTTACACTAGAAGAAACTACAGCAGGTTCTTTAACAAGAACAGCTAAAACTGTCAATGTTACTACATTAGGTGCAAGTACAGATGCTGATTTAATTGCAGGTTTAATTAACGCAGCAAACTTTACAAACGTAGTTGCATTAGTTGACGCAACTAATAAAATTGTTATTCAACACAAAACAGGTGGCGACATTAGAATTGCCGACACAGGCGGCGTACTAGCACTAGCTGGGTTTGTAGCTACAGGCAACAATAAAAAAGCTAACTTGTATACAGCTCCAACAGGTGACGCTGCTAACGATTTAGTTGCTTCAAACTGGAAACCATTAGTAGCAACAGCAAGTGCTAATGCACCAGCAAGCTTAACAGCAGACGGTACACTTTGGTATAGTTCAGTTGTTGACGAAGCTGATATTATGGTACACAATGGTACAGGTTGGAAGGGATATATGCAAGAATATCCAAGTTCAAATGCAACAGGACCAATTGTTAGTGCTACACAGCCTACTAAACAAACAGACGGCGTAACTTCATTAGTTGATGGCGATCTTTGGATTGATACAAGTAACGTTGAAGAGTATGGTACACTTTATCGCTATAATGCTACACTTGCAAAGTGGGTATTAGTTGACAAAGCAGACCAAACTACAGAAAATGGTATTTTGTTTGCTGATGCACGTTGGAGCACAAACGGCGGCTCAACTACTTCGCACTTAGCTGGCACTATTGAAGAGCTACTAGCTGACGATTACTTAGACGCAGATGCACCAGATCCTGCACTATACCCAGAAGGTATGTTGCTATGGAATACACGCAGAAGTGGATTTAATGTTAAGCGGTTTGAGCGTAACTATGTAGACACAACTGCAAACAACACACGTCATCAAAGTGGTGGTGTTGACGAGTCTATGGCACTTTACTATCCACATCGTTGGGTTACTGATTCAGGTAACCAAGCAGATGGTTCAGGTAGCTTCGGACGCCATGCACAACGTAAGAGTGTTGTAACAGCATTACAAGCACTAGTTAACGGTAACCAAGATATACGTGACGAAGAAAGTCGTCAGTTTAACTTAATGGCTACTCCAGGTTATCCAGAGCTAATCGGTGAAATGATCACACTAAACTATGACAGACGTTTAACAGCATTTGTAGTAGGTGATACACCAGCAAGGTTAACACCGGATGCAACATCATTAAATGAATGGGCAACTAACGTTAATTTAGCAGTTGAAGATAACGATGCAGGTGCAGTTAGCAGAGATGAATATATGGGTATGTATTATCCATGGGGCTTTACAAGTGATAACGCAGGTAATAATGTTGTTGTTCCACCAAGTCATATGGCACTACGTACACTAATATTAAATGACCAAGTTGCATTCCCCTGGTTTGCACCAGCTGGTACAAGACGTGGTGGCGTAACCAACGCTACAAGTTCAGGTTATATTACTAGTGAAGGCGAATTTGAAAGTGTAGCACTAAACACTGGACAACGCGATACACTGTATGCCAACAGCATCAATCCAATTACGTTTATTAGCGGCGCTGGACTTGTTGTATTTGGACAAAAAACTCGTGCAAGAAATGCAAGTGCATTAGATCGTGTTAATGTAGCACGTCTAACTGTATACTTACGTGGACAGCTAGAGTTATTAGCAAGACCATACTTGTTTGAACCAAATGATAAGATCACACGTGATCAAATCAAAGCAGCAGCCGATGCGCTATTGCTAGAACTAGTTGGTTTAAGAGCACTTTACGACTTCCTAGCAGTATGTGACGAAAGTAACAACACACCAGCAAGGATTGATCGTAATGAGTTATGGTTAGACATCGCAATTGAACCTGTAAAAGCAATTGAATTTATTTACATTCCATTGCGTATTAAGAATACAGGAGAAATTGCAGCACTAGGTTAATATGCGCATATAATGAGTGGAGAACAATCTCCACTCATTTAAGCATAAATACTGCATAGGAGATAAAAGAATGCCAATTACAACATTAACAAATATTTCAATACCAACAGAAGGCGCTGGAAGTAATTCATCTTTATTGATGCCAAAATTACAATATCGCTTCAGGGTATTTTTAGATAACTTTGGTACAACGGGCGCAGCTGACGGTACTAGAGAAATGTCAAGACAAGTAGTAGACGTAACTCGTCCAAACTTATCTTTTGAACAAATGACGATCGAAGCTTATAACTCAAGAACATATCTTGCAGGTAAGCACACATGGGATCCAATTACACTAACACTACGTGAAGATGCAAATAACAATGTACAAAAAGTTGTTGGTCAGCAAATTCAAAGACAGTTTGATTTTTACGAACAGTCTAGTGCAGTGGCAAGTGGTACTTATAAATTCCAAACTAGAATTGAAATTCTAGATGGTGGCAACGGCGCTAACGGAGCAAACGTAATTGACCGCTTCCACTTAGTAGGTTGCTATGTTGAATCAGCTAATTACAACACATTAGCATACGCTACCAACGAACCAGTTACAACAACACTAAGTATACGTTACGATAACGCTATCCAATTCGGTGCTGATGACGACTTTATTGGTATTGGTTCTTCAGAAACTCGTAGTACTAATGCTTCAGTTGGTGGTACAGCAGTCACTGGCTAATAACTTTTAATAGTATTGGCATTTAATAAACAAGCGAAGATTGTTAATTCAGTCTTCGCTTTTTTATATACACGGTTAATATAAATGGATAAATATTACTATGAGTGTTACTGATCCCTATATAATTAATACGTCTGGTATAGATGTTCACCTACGTGATGCAAGACATGCACACCAATTATTTGGTGAATATAGTCATGCATTTGCTCCTAAGACAAAATTTTTATATCATGTAGTATTTCAACCGCATCCTGCTGTAGGTGATGCAACATTAAAAAACACAATAAAGTTTCAAAAAGAAATTGGCGTACTTGCAAAATCTCTTGATCTTCCTAGCTTTCGTGCAAGTATCGAAAATAAACAACAATATAATCGTAAAAAAAATATCCAAACTAGAGTAGATTACCAAGATATTAATATAACTTTGCATGATGACAATATCGGTGCAACTCGTAGCATGCTTGAAGAATACTATAAGTGGTATTATGCAGACGGTCGCCAGACTAATATACATGCTGCATATAACCCTCGAGATAAATTTTACGAAAACGTTCCTAGTTACGGATTAACTACCCAAGGCCCTGTTACTATGCAAGTTCCATTTTTTGAATATATAAAAATATATCAATTAGCAAAACAGAGCTGGGCTAGTTATACATTAGTTAATCCTTTGTTGTCTGCATGGCAGCACGGTGATTTAGCTTATGGCGACGGTGCCGGCACAATGGAAAATCAAATTACAGTTGCATACGAATCTGTGTTATACTATAGCGGTGATATTGGCCTCGACGGCGAGCCAAAGACATTTACTAGTCAAGAAACTTTATACGATAATGTACCTAGTCCCCTTGGCTATGCTCCAGGATCAATAAGTAAGTCAAATTTTCTTACACCTAAATTATTAGATCAAGATAGTAACGTGCCTAAAGGATTAATAGCAAATGCTTCTAATAGTGCAAGTTCTCAACCTACAAATCCTATTACTACTAATAGTTCAGCTGGCTCACTAGAGCAAATTGTTGTACCAACAACTCCGTCTACTAATACAAATACAACTACAACTACTACAACAACATCTAGCCAGTTTAATAGTACTAAAGAAATTCAAGACGGTTTACTTGCCAACCCGTCGGCATTAAATAGTTATGTTGCAAAATCACTTAACACTGGAGCAATCTCAGGTACAACATTAGAATCGTATAATGCATTAGATAGTACTGGAAAACAAGAAATAAAACAAGCGTTAGTTGGTAAAATTGCTGGCGGCGGCAAAGCTGCTGCATTTGGAGCCCAAGCACTAAATCAAGCAAAAGCAGCATAAGGAACTTTGACATGGTAACATCTTCTAATCCAACAACAACATCTACAGAACTTACAAAAAAGTTTTTTGATAATTATTATAATAAAGAAATTAGTTATAACGCAAGTGAAGTTGACGCAGTTATTGGATACTTTCTCAAACGAGGGTTTGATAATGTATCAGCAGTTAATACCGCTAGTATTTTATTACAACAAGCAGAAATTGATAAACTTACTGTATTTAAATTATTAGATACACTAAAAGGCATTAACGATGTCCAACTTAGTAATGTTGTTGCTCAGATTTTAAATTTAAACAGAAGTAAAGTTAGTACTTTAGGTTATAGAGTGCCCGAAGAAAAACAACTATTTGATCAGCGACAAATTATAGTATAATGTCTCGCTTTGCACAAGGTAAATTTAATCTAAAAAATCCACAGAAATATATAGGTAACAAAACTCCTACATACCGTTCTGGTTGGGAATTTACCTTTATGAAGTTTTGTGACGAACATCCCGCAATAGAACAATGGGCAAGTGAAGCAGTGCGTATACCTTACCGTAATCCGCTAACTGGCAAACAAACTATATATGTTCCTGACTTCTTTATTTCGTATGCAGATAAGAGTACAAAAAAACGTGTAGAACTAATTGAAGTTAAGCCTGCTAACCAAGCAATGCG